CACATACAGCTGCAGGTCAGCCGGCATGCGTGGATCGAAGCTGACGAAATCCGCCCACTCGCGGCCTGTCAGCCACATCTGGCCCTGGATCTGCGCCTGGTGATCCTCGGGCATGCCGTTGAGCCAGGTCTCGAGGTGCACCTGCGAGTTCCATGGGCACTTGATCTCAATCAGACCGAAGGCGCCATCGGGGTCAGATTCGTCTGACACCAGGCCGTCAGGCGAGGCGCCGATGGGCAGCTTCGGGTGCGCGATGAAGCCGGTCTCAGTGATCCTGGCGCTGGTAGTGAACTGGTACGCCACGCGGGCGGCGTCTTCGTTCTCGCGGCCCCAGCGCAGCGGTGCGGCGTCGGGCGTGATCACGGGCTGACCCGTCAGGCGCTCGGTGACGATCTGCCACAGGTAGCGCGTGCGGTCGGCGCTTGGGTTGCCGGGCTCGCCGGCCTTGGCCTGCGCGGCCGTGGGTTTGTTGCGGGCCAGGACGTCCTTGAAGCGGCTAGCGGTGACTTTGCCGGCGCGTGCGGCAAACCAGGCGTCATCGCGCTGTGTATCGGTGATGGTGGTCATGCTGCCTCCGGGGTGGTGGTGGTTTCAGGAGCCTTGGCCACGGCGGCGCGGAGCTCGGAGGCCAGCTGCAGGGCCTCCTCGTCGGTGAGCCAGATGCTGCAGTCCAGTTTGCCGGCGCCGCTGCTCATGATGAAAACGGTGTGACCGAATTCCGCCGTGGTGGTGGAACGGTGAGCCTTGAATGTGGTGGTCATGCTGTGGTCCTTTCAGTACCAGTGGTGGGGATCGTCGTAGTAGGGGTCGTCGTTCATGCTGTCGGCCATGAGTTCCATGGCGCGGTCATCAATCCAGGTGCGTTCGTCGCGCAGGATGCGATCCTTGAGCTCCATCCTGGCGTGCAGGCACTGCGCATCAGAGCCGGTGAGCATCAGCGTCCAGAGCTGGTCGGTGGTGGCCTCGCTCATGTCGAGGTCTTCGAAGCCTGCGATGCTGGTGGTGCCGCCCTCGGGCTGGCGCACGTTCTGGATGAGCCAGTCGCTGGTGGCCCAGGCGTCGGCCAGCAGCTCGTCTTCTGCATCGGCGCGGTATCTGTCGCTGGGCTCGCGGTCGCCATCCCAGCGCGGGTCACGCGGGTCGGTGCACGGTCCCCAGGTGGCGCCGTCGCCGGGGCCGTAGGTGGTGAGGTTTTGCATGTGGTCTGGCTCCTGTGGTTTAGATGAAGGCCGCGATCAGGCAGCCGAGGGTGATGCCGAATGCGGCGGCGAAGGCGTAGTCGATGGGGCGGAGGTTGTTGGTCATGGTTTGCTCAGATGGCCGCTGCGGCGGCTTCGATCATGGAGCGCATGGCGGCCGACTTGTAGTTCGTCATCGCGGCTTGCAGGTTGTTGAAACGCTTGCCCATGCCGCGCCACACTTTGTGCGATGCGTTTTGGTTGCACACTTGCACGTACCAGGGAGCGATCCAGATGTGCGCCGACTGATTGCCGCAGGTCAATTCAATCAGGTGGCTGTCGTTGATCTTGTCGTGGCGGGTGATGAGGACTTGCATTTGCGTCTCCGGTTGCGTGTTGCGATGGAATGAATTCTGCGCTCACTGGACACCGATGTCCAATGCTTTAGACAATCCCGACCAAAACGCAGGGACATAAATGTCTGTTCAGCGATAGACATCCATGCCAGAATCCGCCACATGATTACCCGTGAACAACTCTCAGAGCAGCTAAAGCAGGTTGACGCGAAAGCGCTGGCCGCCGAGGCAGGCGTCAACATCAAGACCATCTACCGGCTGCGGCACGGCGAGAACTCGCCTCGGCTCGAGCTGGTCGAGCGCCTGGTGGCCGCGTGCCGCAAGCTGAAGGGGCGCAAGGCATGAAGCAAGGCGACCGCGTGCTTCTGTCAGACGGCCAGGAAGCCATGGTGCTGGAGGTCCAGGTGGCAACCCTGCGCGTGGCCCGCATCCGCGAGGACTGGCCGTTCCCCGGCCTGCCTGAGTCGGTGCTGCGCGGCACGGTCAAGCGGCTGCCGTCGCGGTATCTGCGGGAGACGCATCAGGATGTGGAGCCGGCCCGCTGGTAAGCCGGCCAGATGATTTTTCAACCTGCGGCACGGCCGCAACGAAAGGAGAGAGAGTGCAAAACTACGAGGATTTTGTGGCCGGCAAGCGCCGCGCCGAGGTGGGCACTGGCCACCAGCCGGGAGAACTGAACCCGCATCTGTTCGACTTCCAGCGCGCCATCGTCTCGTGGGCCGTGCGGCGTGGCCGTGCGGCGATCTTTGCAGACACTGGGCTGGGCAAGACCCTGATGCAACTGTCATGGGCTGACGAGGTGGCATCGCACACGAATGGCGCGGTGCTGATCCTGGCGCCGCTGGCTGTGTCAGAACAGACCATCGAGCAGGGCTCCACATTCGGAATCACGGTGCGGCGGGTTCCGCACGGTGGCTCACCAGATGCGCCTGGAGTCTGGATCACGAACTACGAGCGCATGGATGCCATCGACTTCGGCGGCTTGCACGGGCTTGTGCTGGACGAGTCCAGCATCCTAAAGGCGCACGATGGCAAGACGCGCACGCGCATCATTGAGTCAGCGCAGGGCATCCCGTACCGCCTGAGCTGCACGGCCACTCCGAGCCCGAACGACTTCGAGGAGCTGGGCAACCAGTGCGAGTTCCTCGGCGTGATGACGCGCACCGAGATGCTGGCCACATACTTCGTCAACGACACCGGAGACACCGGAACCTGGCGCCTCAAGGGCTGGGGTGCATCGAAGTTCTGGGAGTGGATGGGCACATGGGCCGTGGTGCTGCGCAACCCTTCGGATCTCGGGTTCGACGGTTCGCGGTACGTGCTGCCGGCGCCGCAATACCTCGAGCATGTGGTCGAGACAGACCCGCTGGGCAACGACCTATTCAGCCGGCCTGCGCAGACCCTGACAGAGCGCCGTCAAGCGCAGCGCGGCAGCATTGAGCAGCGATGCCAGGCGCTGGCCGATGTGGTCAATTCGGAATCATCTGAGCCGTGGCTGATCTGGTGCCATCTGAACGACGAGGCCGAGCTGCTGCAAAGCCTGATTCCTGGCAGCATCAACGTGCAAGGGTCAGACAGTGCCGCATACAAGGCCGAACAGATGATGGCATTCAGCCGTGGCACTCTGCGCGTGCTCATCAGCAAACCCAAGATTTGCGGCTTCGGCATGAACTGGCAACACTGCGCACGCATGGCGTTTGTCGGGCTGGATGACTCGTTCGAGAAGTTCTACCAGGCCGTGCGCCGATGCCATCGGTTTGGCCAGAAGCGCAGCGTGCAGGTGCATCTGTTCACCGCCGAGAACGAAGGCCAGATTCTGCTGAACCTCAAGCGCAAGGAGGAGCAGCATCACGAAATGAGCGCGAACATGATCGAGCACATGAAAGACATCATGAACCATGAGCTGTCTGGGCAGCAAAACATCGTGGACGAATACCGCGAGGACACTCACGAAGGCGACGGGTTTACCGTGCATCTGGGTGACTGCGTGAAGTGGACCCGGCGCATGGCAGACAACAGCATCGATTACTCGGTGTTCTCGCCCCCGTTCGCTGATCTGTTCGTCTACTCAAACAGCGACCACGACATGGGCAACTGCCGCGACGATACAGAGTTCGTGGCCCAGCTGCGCTACCTGATAGGTGAGCTGTTCCGCATCATCAAGCCTGGGCGCAATGTCAGCTTCCACTGCATGAACTTGCCGACCACCAAGATGCGGCAAGGGTTCATTGGGCTGCGCGACTTCCGGGGCGACCTGATCCGCGCATTTCAGGATGCCGGCTTCATCTACCATTCAGAGGTTTGCATCTGGAAAGACCCCGTAGTGGCAATGCAGCGCACCAAGGCGCTGGGCCTGCTGCACAAGACCATCCGCGAAAATGCCAGCATGTCACTCATGGGCCTGCCTGACTACGTGGTGACGATGCGCAAGCCTGGAGACGCAGACCCGCGTGTGACGCACGGCGACGATCTGCCGGTCATGATGTGGCAGAAGTACGCCAGCCCGATCTGGAGCGACATCGACCAGGGACGCACGCTGAACAAGCTGCCGGCCCGCGACGAGAACGACGAAAAGCATATGTGCCCGCTGCAGCTGGACGTCATTGAGCGGTGCATCCATCTGTGGACCAATCGAGGAGACTTGATCTTCAGCCCGTTCACTGGAATTGGCTCTGAGGGCTACTGCGCAGTGAAGATGGGCCGCAGGTTTGTCGGCACTGAACTGAAGCCGCAGTATTGGGAGCTGGCCGTCGAGAACATCACAGACGCCACGCGCGAGCAGCGCGGGCTATTCGCGGCATGACCCGAGGCCGCGAAACCCTGCGCGAGAAGATGCTGCGCAACCAAGCCACGATGGACCTCTACGCGGCCATGAACAACAAGCC